ACGAAAAGCAATCGATGAAATCATGACCAAGCTTCGTATGCTCGTCCAAGAGACAGGCATTAGTTTGGTTTGTGTGTCACATCTCAAGCGTCCTGAGAACAAAGGACACGAAGAAGGTGCGGCGACATCGTTGGCTCAGTTGCGTGGCTCAGGCTCTATCGCTCAGTTGTCTGACATGGTGATTGGACTGGAGCGCAATGGTCAAGCAGAAGACGAGAAAGAACGTAACACAACAAAGGTACGTGTATTAAAGAATCGATTCAGTGGCATGACAGGCCCTGCTTGTAACTTGCTTTACTCCATGCACACAGGTAGAATGACAGAGACATTCGAAGAAGAAGATGATGAGGCCCTATGATGGAAAAGAATCGCAAGGGAGATTACGCTGAGACCAAGGCAGTTGCATGGCTTTGGGAGCAAGGCTATGAGGTCTTCAAGAATTGTGGTTGCACAGGTCCAATGGATTTAGTTGCAATTACACCAGAAGGTGATACAATATTAATCGATGTGAAGATGGTGATACCACAACCACATTTAGAGGACGACCCTAACAAGCGACGTAGATCAGGCGGAAACATCACTGATGCTCAGAAAGAGTTAGGTGTACAGGTACTTGGGTACAATGTAGAGTTAGATAAGTTTCATTTTATAAGGCATCCACATGAAACAACTTATTCTCGATATAGAGACAAACAGCAACCACAGCTTAATTTGGTGTGTGGTAACACAGAATCTTGAAACGGGAGAACAAGAATGTCATACAGATCCGTCAACTCTCGCTCCACTGGTAAAGGAGTACGATCAAATCATCGGGCACAATATAATTGGTTTCGATGCACCGGTATTGAAGAAGCTTTGGAACATTGGGATACCGAAGTCGAAAGCGGTAGACACACTTGTTTTGTCGAGGCTTTTGAGTCCACAACTCGAAGGAGGCCACAGCCTGAAGGCTTGGGGTCTGAGACTACGGAACCAGAAGATAGACTTTGAAGACTATGATGGAGGACTCACCGATGAGATGGTCGAATACTGTAAGCAGGATGTTAGCCTCACTGGAGAAGTTTACACGTACCTTATGGGAGAACTCTCTAAGTGGAAGAACTCGGAGCAAAGTATATTACTGGAGCACGAAATCGCAGTCATCTGTTCCGGCCAAGAACGAAACGGTTTCAAACTGGATATACCGTCGGCTACATTGCTTCGTGCTAATCTGTCAGATAAGATGGATCATATTGCGACTGACTTACAAAGCACGTTTCCACCAATTGTTGAAGAGCGTTGGTCTGAAAAGACTGGTAAGCAACTGAAGGACAAGGTAACCATATTCAATGTCGCAAGCCGCAAACAAATCGGTGAGCGTTTGATTAGTCTTGGATGGAAACCCAAGGAGTTTACTGAGACCGGACAACCGATGGTCGATGAGACTATCTTGGAAGGAATCGATATGCCTGAAGCTAAACTCATCTCAGATTATTTGATGATGCAGAAACGCTTAGGGCTACTTGAGTCTTGGTTGAAATTTGTGAAGGAGGATGATCGTGTACATGGTGCAATTATTACTAACGGTGCTGTCACTGGTCGGATGACACACCATAGTCCAAACATGGGACAAATCCCTTCTGTATCAAAACCTTACGGTGAAGAGTGCAGAAAGTTATGGACCGTAGAAGATGGTAATGTGCTTGTCGGTACGGACTTGTCTGGGATTGAGTTACGTTGTCTAGCACACTACATGCAGGACGAAGACTGGACAAAGGAGTTATTAGAAGGTGATGTACACACCAAGAACCAGAAGGCCGCCGGGTTGGAGACGAGAGCTCAAGCGAAGACCTTTATCTATGCTACACTGTATGGAGCCGGTCCTGCCAAAATTGGATCAATCGTTGGTGGTGGAGCAAGAGAGGGGACTAGGTTACTTGACGCTTTCTATCGCAACACCCCTAACTTGGCGAAGCTCATGCAGAAGGTTCAAAGGATTGCAGAGAAAGGCTATGTGCCGGGCTTGGATGGTCGTCGATTACAGGTACGATCATCGCACTCTGCACTTAACACCCTACTGCAAGGATGCGGTGCTATTATTGCAAAGCAATGGTGCATCGAGGCACACAAAGAGTTTAACAAAAGGAACATCCCTGTACAACAAGTTGCATTCGTGCATGATGAGATACAGATTGAAACACCTACAGAACATGGTGAAGAAGTTGCATCAATCATGGTCGAAGCGGCACAAAGGGCCGGGGATGCCTTGGGCTTTCGATGCCCAGTAGATGCCGAAAGTAAAATCGGTAATAATTGGTTTGACACACACTAAATTTGTGTTATAATATATGTATATCTCACCAACAAAGGAGAATGAGATGGATAAAGTAAAAATTCGTGCGGAAATTATGTGGCCGTACCTTGACCGTGTAAATGATTACACAGGCAAATACCAAGTAGACCTCGCCAATCTATCTGATGCGGCAGTCTCAGCACTTGAAGAGCTTGGCATTGCTGTCAATAACAAGGAAGGCAAGGGCAACTACATTGTCTGCAAGTCTACCAAGCCTATCCACGCATACAACCCAACAGGCGAGACGCTTGAAGGCGTTGCTATCGGCAACGGCTCTAAGGCTGTTGCAATGATTGGCTTTTATGATTGGACCTACGGTGCTAAGAAGGGCCGCAGTCCATCACTCAAGAAGCTAGTCGTCGAGGACTTGGTAATGTACGAAGGTGGTGATGCACCTGTTGCCATTACGGATGACGACGAGATTCTGTAAGTGGATACAGCCCTCATAGATGCTGATATCTTTGTGTACCGGGTTGCGTATGCTTCAGACAAGGAGCCGGAGTCTTACGCAATCCAAACAATGGCAGAGTCCTTGGAAGACCTTCTTATGTTTAAACTTCCTGTGTCAGTCTGGGAAGTCTTTCTCACTGGTAAGGGCAACTTCCGGTACGATGTCGCAAAGACAGCACCATACAAGGGCAATCGAAAAGGCGAGAAGCCAAAGCACTACCACCTACTCAGAGAGTATCTTGAGTCAGCGTGGAGTGCTAAGGTCATCACAGGCATGGAAGCCGATGATGCCATTGCTATCACAGCAACGGAGCTCGGGGAAGATTCTGTCATCGTAACGATTGACAAAGATCTAAACCAAGTTCCGGGTTGGCATTACAATTTTGTGAAGGACAAACTCTTTCACGTGACACCAGAAGAAGGTATCCGATTCTTTTACCACCAGATGCTAACCGGAGATGCGGTTGATAACATCAAAGGTGTCAGAGGTATCGGTCCAAAGACCGCAGACAAATTACTCGATGGACTGAGTGAAAAGGAAATGTGGGATTTGTGTGTCGAGAAGTTAGGCTCTAAAGATCGTGCAATGGAGAATGCTAATTTACTTTGGATGCTTCGGAATCCAGATGAGTATTTTAAGGCACCGGAATGAAAGCACAATCAGCTAAAGCAAAAGGACGTAAGCTACAGCAAGCAGTTAGAGACGCCATCTTGAGCACCTTCCCATCATTAGAGATGGATGATGTAAGAAGCACTAGCATGGGGGCAGGAGGCGAGGACGTACAACTCTCTCCTGCGGCTAGGAAGCTTTTTCCTTACAGTGTTGAGTGCAAGAATCTTGCTAAGATTGCAGTATTCAATTATTATGAGCAAGCCACTGGACACGGTGAGCACGAGCCATTAGTTGTTATTAAACAAAACAGGTCTAAGCCATTGGCTGTTGTTGACCTCGATCATTTTCTGGAGTTAGTTAAGAATGGAACTAGAAAAAGCAAACGATAGACAAGTCGGAGGGACTTGGTATACTTCAAAAGACATCCAACCTTGGGAAGCAATGGAAGCTTGGATGAGTGAAGAAGAGTTCAAAGGTTTCTTGTGGGGTAATGTGATTAAATACATTGCTAGATTCAAAGATAAGGGTGGTCGTATTGATCTTGAAAAGGCTCGACATTATCTTGACAAACTCGTTGAAGTCTGGTAGAATAGTCGGTTCGCTATGATTACATTTGAAGAATTAAAAAAGCGGTTATCGCAGATAGACGAGATAAGTTTGATGGAGCTTCTAGAGATAAACTCCGAAGAATTAGTTAATCGTTTTGCAGATAAGATCGAAGAAAAACAAGACTATTTAGTTGGAGAGTTTGATGAAACAACACCTTGGGATAATGATTGATTATGAAAGAGATAATCGCCTCAGCGAACAAGCTATTAAACTCATGGAAGACTACTATATGTACGACCATGAAACATCTCCCCAAGAAGCTTTCGCACGTGCTAGTGTTGCCTATTCATTTGGCGACCTTGACTTTGCACAACGTATTTACGATTATGCTTCGAAAGGTTGGTTTATGTTTGCGTCGCCTGTGCTTTCTAACGCACCTGACGATGCACGAAACAATCGGGGCTTGCCTATTAGTTGTTTCCTTACTTACGTGGGGGACAATCTTGATAGCCTTATTGAACATAATGGCGAAGTAGCATGGCTTTCCGTAAAGGGCGGCGGTGTGGGTGGGCATTGGTCAGACGTGAGAGGGATCAGCGACAAGGCTCCCGGACCGATCCCATTTATGAAAGTAGTGGACGCTCAGATGACAGCGTACAAACAAGGGAAGACACGGAAGGGAAGCTATGCGGCCTACCTAGACGTAAGTCATCCTGATATCGAGGAGTTTATATCCTTCAAAGTGCCGACAGGTGGTGACATCAATCGGAAATGTTTTAATCTTTTTAACGCAGTAAATATTACTGACGCTTTTATGGAGGCGGTAATTAATGATACAGAATGGAATCTCACAGACCCAAATACAGGAATTGTTAGAGAGACAATCAGAGCTCGTAAACTATGGCAACGAATGCTTGAAGCTCGGTTCAGAACTGGCAGTCCTTACCTTAACTTTATCGACACAGCCAGAAGAGGCTTACCAGAAGCTCAAAGAAAACTTGGATTGTCAATTAATGGCTCTAACCTCTGCAACGAAATCCATCTCGCAACAAGTGAAGAACGCACAGCAGTCTGTTGCCTCTCCTCAGTCAACCTCGAAAAGTACGACGAGTGGAAAACAAGCGGCATGGTTGGAGACCTTATCAGACTCTTGGACAACGTGCTTCAATACTTTATTGACAACGCACCAGAAGAACTGGGAAAAGCTGTCTACTCAGCTTATAGAGAACGTTCAATCGGCCTCGGAGCAATGGGCTTCCACGGCTACCTCCAAAGCAAAGGAATAGCTTGGGAGTCATGGCAAGCGGCGAGTGAGAACTATGCAATCTTCAAAGACATCAAAGCCCAGTCTCTTGAGGCCACCTACTCGCTCGCTGTGGAGCGTGGTGAATGTCCTGATGGAGTGGGTTATGGTGTTAGAAATATACATCTGTTGGCTATTGCTCCTAACGCTAATTCTAGTATCCTATGTGGGTGCTCTGCTAGCATTGAACCACGTATTAGCAACTGCTTTGTGCATCGTACTCGTGCCGGTAGTCATACTGTTCGCAATCCGTACTTGGAGAAACTTTTAGATGATAGGGGTCAAAACACTAAGAAGGTCTGGCAAAGCATCCTTGAAAGCGAAGGCTCTGTTCAGCACTTGGAGTTCCTATCCGACAGTGAGAAGGCTACGTTTAGAACAGCGTTTGAGATTGATCAGGAATGGGTTGTGGAACACGCCGCAAAGAGACAGGAGTTTATTTGTCAAGGACAGAGCGTCAACCTATTCTTTCCATCCGGCACGGACAAAGCTCTCGTTAATCAGACACATCTCAAAGCTTGGAAAGAAGGACTTAAAGGCTTATATTACTTGCGGACGACTGCGGGGGTTACAGCGGAGAAAGTTGGCACTAAAGTAGACCGTAATGCGTTGAAAGACTTTGAAGACGATGAAGGTTGTGTGTCATGTCAAGGCTAGAGGTAAAACTAAAAAAGATGTGGTTGAAACTTCTTAGAGCATCGTGTAAAAAGAATTGGGATAAGGCCCGTAAGTTACATGCAAAGATCATCGGGTTGGAACTGGAGATTAGAAAGAGTGAAGGAAAAAACAAACAACCTACTGAAACGTCTGGAACTCGTGAAGGACATGGACCCATTCAATCGTAAGCTTCTGAATGATAGTTATAATCTATTACAAGAGCTACAGAGCGAAGTTGACAGATTAGTGTATCACAATAATAATCTCATGAATGTGATATACCAAAATCAAACTAGTATAGAGGAGTGATAATTTGAGTTTACTGGAGAGCAACGTAACATACAAGCCCTTTGCCTATCCTTGGGCTGTCGAGTACGCCACACAACATGAGCGTATTCATTGGATCGAGGACGAACTGGAGCTACAAACAGATGTCAATCATTGGAAGTCGGGGGCACTATCGTCGTCGGAGAAAAACCATATCACCCAAATCCTGCGGTTATTTACGCAGACAGACGTGGCGGTTGGAACAAACTATCTTGAGTATTACATTCCCAAGTTCAAGAACAATGAAATTAGAGCCATGCTCACAGCCTTTGCTTCACGTGAGTTCGTCCACCAACGAGCATACGCCCTACTCAATGACACTCTCGGACTTCCGGAAGAGGAGTTCCAAACATTTTTAGAATACAAGCAAATGTCTGCAAAACTGGAGTTCATGTCCGGATTAGACGTAAATTCTATAAGCGGGACAGCCCTTGCAATTGCACGATCTGTGCTGAATGAAGGGATGAGTTTGTTTAGTGCGTTTGCAATGCTTCTTAACTACCAGAGATTTGGAAAGATGCCGGGCATGTGCACTGTTGTCGAATGGAGTGTGCGAGATGAGAGTCAACATGCTGAAGGAATGGCTAAACTATTTAGGGAGTTCTGTAACGAACACCCACGCATTGTTAATGATGAGTTTAAGAAAACTATTTACGAGATGTTTAGAACTGCAGTCAAACTTGAAGACAAAGTTATTGATCTTGCGTATGAGATGGGTGACTTGGAAGGCTTGTCGGCAGAGGAAGTTAAGCAGTATATCAGATACTTGGCCGACCGGAGGCTCATCCAGTTGGGTCTCAAGCCAAATTGGAAAGTCAAAGATAACCCCCTCCCGTGGATGGAGGAGATTATCGGCGGTTCGTCTCTCTCGAACTTTTTTGAAAAGAGAGTGACAGACTACAATGCACACGGATTAGAAGGAGAAGACTGGGGATGGTAACAGCGAGATTTCACAATGTATTTGGATTGTCAATTGAGACAGTAGAGTCTCAGCCAGTCTTAGGATGGAAGGACAGTGAGACCATTGACGAAGCACAGGTGTACTTCTTCGATGGTTGGGTTGTGAATGTACCTTTCTGTAAGATTATGATCGGAGATATCTTTGAAGTTTTTGGATAGCTAACTCTCCAGAAAGCTATGCCCCCTACATGGGGGCTTTTTTATTCTTCAGGTGGTGTCTCTAGCCCTATTAACTTATCTAAACCTCCTGCTATGAGAGAGGCGTTAGTTAGTCGAGTCATAAAGTTTGGATTACCTGAATTTTCAGCAAGGAATTGTGTACTCGCCGCACGTCTAACTTTCATCATGGTATCTTTAAAAATTTTATTTTTTAATGACTCATCTAATTCTCGAAAACTATCCGATAACACAACCGATTCAAGTATTGGTGTTGCTAACTCGGCAGATAATTGCCGTATCCGTGCAAGCTCTTCGTTATTTAATTTCATACCTTTTTTAAAACTCTTATCCACAGGAGCATAAGCAATACCAAGAAGACCAAGCTCTTGTTGTAACTCTGTGCGGTCCACCTCGTCTGCAGTACGGATACCTGTCCAGATATCTAGGATATTGAGCATACGCTTCTCACCATAGACTCCGTACATAAATGGCAGAGACTCACGGAATCCCGGGATACGTTGTTGCATCTTCTCTAGGAATGTAGTTGCCTGTCTATCATAGGCTTGGCCCGATAGGAGATCTGGGCTGTCGATTGTACGTGCAATGTTGTTTAACAAAGCACCGTAAGGTACTACAACACGCCCAAGTCCTGCAGCAACATTGCTTAGATTTTGAGCAGAAGAGGCTTCCAAACTAAGAAGATTGATAGCATTGGCAAGACCTTCCATGAAAGACTTACCTAGAATGTTCTGCTTGAGAGACCACATTGTAGGTGTGACAAGTTCGTCAAAGTCTCTTTCATTAAGTTCTGTTGTCGAGTCAAGATAGTTATCAATGTTTCTTGACAGGTCTGAAATCAAACCAAACACTGTAGAAAGTGGTTCGATCTTCTGATACGATACCCATCCCATCGGAGTCTTAATAGACAACTCAGGTATACCACTGTCACGTAGCATCTGACGCTCATTAGGATCGGCGGGGTAAGCTCCTGTAATCAAACCTTGCTCATACAATGTCCAAGCGGTTGCAAAGGCTCCAAAGCCAATTGATTGTCTTGCGAGGATTTCGGATCGTGACATAGGTACAGCCTTGCCTACAGCCATATCGTCTGCATAGCGATAGAGTTTACCCACACCATATCCAACTCCGGGCACGAATGTCAGTCCTTCCTTCAGGATATTATACGGAGTCTTGAAGAATGGTAGCATCAACATCAATGGTTTAAATTCACTACGGAATTGTTGTAAAGACTTGGCCTTACCTAATAGTTCCTGCTGAAAGATAGACATCTTTGCATAGTTCTGAGCTATCAGTAAAGGTGCTAGACCTTCCATCTGAGGATTGTCAACAGAGCCTACAGACTTCCAAGCATCGACACCCTCATCGCCTAATAGCTTTTGATTACGAAGCTGTAAGAAACGATCATTCAATGCTCTTGGATTGTCAGTAGTTTCTTCTAAGGCTTTGCGGTACGCCATTGCATTAAACTTTTGACGACGTAAGACAGCCTTCATACCTTCGTCGATACCGACTAGAAGCCGGGTAGGGAAACGAATCACCTCACCTAGAGGGCCCGGGATTGCTTTGTTGACATAATCGTATGCATCACCCATCAATGCACGAATCTCTTCAGCACTGGCATTCTCATTCAATCCCATCTTCTGAAGCATGCCATCGTATTGACCCTTTGTCATACCATAACGTTTGTAGTCGGTAACGTCGATATCCAGTGGCATACCTTTCGCAAAACCACGGCGGAACTGTGGGATAAAATCTGTGTATCCTGTGATAGAACCAGAGTACATGGACAAAGCTTCACGGAATATTTTAGGATCGACTGTGACAACACCCTCCATCAAACGCACTGTAGGCATTAGAAGACTTTGAGTGACACCAGAGATTAAGTTGATGAGAGGTGTACCAGTACCTGACAAAAGACCATTAATAGATACCTCAGATACAATATCCATAAATGTGTTACGTTTAGTCAATGAAGCTTTCGCTATTTCGTTGAATGCCCCATTTGCTCCGATGTCGTCAGCAAACTTGAGAGACTTCATAAAATAATCAAAGGTGCCTGCACATGTACTACTTAATCTTTTTGCCATCAATAACACCTCTGTCCTAACATCTCAGCAAGGGCTTCGTCTTTTCTTCTTGCTTTATTGACCATTCGCTGAGCATTCATCATGTCCGACGCACGAGTCAGTGAGCCAGAGATTGTCTGCTTAACCATCATAGAATTAAATGCTCGCTCTACCAAGTCACGTTGTATGTCAGCAGGGATGTCCTCTGCATTACCGTACTTCGTGATTGCATTTGCATAATCTTGTACAACTTCCTTGACAATCTCGTCAGCCTCTCGTTGCACTGGAGCCGATGCGATAATATCTTCCGGGTCAATCATGCGAGGATCAACCCCACGTAGACCTATAAAATAATCATTCAAGGAGCCTGCCTCACGAGCCATCTGTGCGGCACGTTTAGCACCTGCACTGGCCATCGCAGACTCTGTTCCACGTCCTTGCCTAGCAACACGACCTGTGGCTTTACGTGAGCCTTTACGGAATATCTGACTCATCATGTTAGCAAACTCATTCATAGATTCCGCTTCTAAGAATGGTCTTGCACGTCCACGAGGCGGGGCTTCTACACCGGGCTCAAAGACTTTACTAACCTGTGCGTCTGGTACATCCTTCTCAGGACGCTGACGCAATGCAGACACACGTGACGAACCAACAGAGCCACGTTCTTGCGCTTTTGCACTTTCGGTTACTTCTTTGATAATATCACGCCCAGTCTTAGGTGGTGTACCTGCTTGAACTGGTAAGACCTCTGCAGGAGCTTGCGCTTGCTCTCTGAGCTTCTGAATCTGTGCTAGTTCGGTGGCTCTTTTCTTTTCTGTTTGTGCAACTTTCGTGCCAATAATGTCTTTGTAAGCACTGGAAGCTCGCATAGGAATTGTTTTGAGATAGGGCTTGTTCTTCGTATCGGCCTTGACTTTCTTGCCAACACGATCGAACTCGGCCTTACCCATAAGCTTGATAGTTTCATCGTCAAGACCTGTAACACGCTTCGCATAGTTAATCATGGGCTGTTGGTTTTTACCGCCCTTGCCAACCATGTACAAAGCACGGTCAAGGTCATTATCAAATGTGACTCGCTTCTCACCGAATTTAGGAGTAGCCTTTCTAAACGAAGGCAACATAGACTCCATCTGATACTGAGGTGTCGTAGGAATCAACTCAGGCATTTCAGGTTGGATAGCCTGTGTAGGAACAACTTCAGTAGGTATTTCTTCACGTGTCGGAGGAGCTATCTCAGGCTCTTCAGCTTGTTTACCAAAGCGTTTAGCAAGAGCACCGGCAATACCACCGATAGCACCACCGCCCAGTGTTCCTGCTAAAATGTTAAAGACTGGGCTGTCACCTAGTTCTTCGAAGGTAGGCTCTGTAACACCTGCAATAGCACCTGCACCCATACCGGCTACAATATTACTACCAAGTTCTCCTGCACCTTGAGCGACCTTTCGAAACTTAGTAAACGGAACCAAGGCACCGACTGGATCAAGAATATCACCTGCAACTCTACCACCGGTAGCGGCAATAGGCTGTTGCTCTTGTGCTACACGATACTGAAACTCCCTAGCAAATTCTTCATCATCCATTTGCTGAGGTTCGCCATCGCCATAAAGCATAGACCGCACAGACTCAGGAAGAAGTTCCTCAAGTCCACGTGCTGTTGACGTAAATCCTTGACGTATACCCATCCCGGCGGCTTCTAATGCACCGATTTCTTCACCATACTTTGCTTCAAATTTGGCTAAAGTATCGTTTATTTCCTCGGTAGGAGTTCCGTCCTTGAACTCAATCCTTCCAAGTGGGTGATTGACTATGATAGCCATTAACGAGATGCTCTGTTAATTTTAGCTCGATCTGCTAAAGCGGCTACAATTCTACGGTATTCCTCTTGCTGATCTGCTGACATTACAGGTATTGCTTTCAATTCTGCTAACCGTTTTGTCAAAACTTTAGTATCAGCCTGCTGAAGGGCTTTCATTTCTGCTCCGGCCTCTGCTGATGTTTGCACTGTTCTACTTGGGGCAGGGGGTTCTATGGGCTGTCCCATGATATTAGGACGAGTGGGAACACCTTGCATCGTAGCCACCGTAGGAGCACGAGCACCACCCTTACCCGCTTCCGCAATTAACTGAGATAGGCTTGGTTGTTGGCCTCGTGCTGTACGAGAAGCTCCAGATTGTTGATTGATGCGCTCTTGTGCTTCAGGAGGGATATTTGATGTTGGAGCACCTTGTTGCACCCCAGTCCCTATACCTGCATTTAAGTAAATATTTGCGCCATTAATAGTATCATCGGGTTTTGGTTGAGCCGCCGCATTTGCTTGAGCCTGATTGCTTTCAATAGCCGCCGCTTCTTCTCTTGAAATTGGAATGACTCTTCCTGTGGCTGTGTCAATACGCCCTGTAATTACTCCGTCTTCAAGTTGGAATGTTTCATACGTAGGGACCACTGACGGTTTTGTAAGACGTTTTTCTACATCGGATAGCCCCGGAGCATACTGCAATGTAGAGCCAGTACGAAGCTGTTTAATTTCACGCTTAGGTTGCATTGCACGACCTTGTTGCATAAGCACCATAGCCGCCGCAGGATCAGACTGTTGTAGTATCTTAGCGGCTTCTACAATGTTGCCGCCAGAAGAGGCCATTGCTTCCTTGACACGTTCTGCACGTTGGACCATAGGACTACGCATATCTGTGCCTAAAGCACTACCAAGACTACTACTTAACATACCTGCAGTTTGATAGGCTTGTTGTAATAATGGGCTAGAGCCTGCCATTGTTCGCATAGTCTTTAACTCTTCTTCACGCTGTAGCCTACGTGCGGCTTCTGGGTCAAGAAGCTGTAGAATCATTGAATCTGCAATAGCCATTATGCGGTTGCTCCTGTTGTTGTACCTAACCCAACATTAATACCTAACGCACGAAGAACAGCATTAACACGAGCTTGCTCCAAAGCCGCTTCAGTTTCACCCAAACCTGTAATTGATTGCAAGTATGCAGGTCCAAGTGCTCCGAGTAGTTCGGCTTCTGATGCTCTTCCTGCTTGTGCCAATTGAGCCGCTTGCAATGCAGGAGAGAGTGATGATAACATCTGTTGCTCTGGTAAAAATGCTGTTTGCAATCCGGCCTGTAGAGTACCAAGCTGAGCTTGCTGTAGCTGTGATGGGGCCAGTTGTGCCTGCTGACCAAGACCAAACATACCTGAAGCTTGCTGTAGTGCCTGCTGTTGCTCTGCTGAGGCTAACTGACGTGCCTGCAGTGCCGCATTAGCTCTAGCCTCTTCTTGAGCCTTAGATAACGCCAGAGCCTCTGGAGTACCACCGTATAGAGCAGTTTGAGTACCTAAACGACCCTGTGCGGCTAGGCGGTTTTCAAGCTCAATACGCTGACGTTCTTCTTCAGGCATCTGTGTGGCACGAATCTGTTGGAAGATGTTTTGCGTGGCTGTGTCAAGTGGCTGTTGAGCCTGTGTCAGTGCTGTACCTGCACCGGTCAGTGCTTGCTGTGCAAATGGACTACCCATCCCACCAAGCTGTGTTTGTCCTGCTAATTGATTTAAGATGTTTTCTTGAATTTGTTGTGGTTGTGCTCCAAGCTGTGATGTCAATCCACCACCTGCACCAAACTGAGCAGTGCCCATTCCAGATGTCACAGTAAAGGGTTGGAATGCCGCCGCTTGAGCTCCTTGCTGTGCAATATCTGGGTAAGTCAGCGGTGTTGGTCCAGTAACTTGACCTCGGATATTTCGTATGTTTCCAAGTGCTGTTTCAAGACCTGAGTAAGCACCTGCAGCACCTACAACACCTGCTGCCGGTCCAAAAACATCTTCAAATAAAGCCATTAGTATGTACCTCCATCAATAGTACCAATAGTTGCAGTACCAGTGACAGATAGCGTTGGGACAGTTACAGTGCCTGTAAATGTAGGCGATGCTGTATCAGACTTAGTTGCCACTGCGGTTGCAATGTTGTTGTATTCGGCATCAATCTCTGTGCCTTTAATAATCTTTGCCGGGTTACCAGATGCCAAGTTATCCTTGACAGCAAAGTTGGTTGTCTTAGTATAGTTT